CGTCGATCCTGACGTCACCACGGCCGGAACTGTCACGACGGGCTGGATCGATGCTTCGCGCTTCGATCGCTTCCTGGCGCTGGTTAGCCCCGGCACGCTCGGAACCTCAGCCACTGTCGATGCCAAGCTGGAGCAAGCCAGCGACGCCAGCGGCACCGGTGCCAAGGACATCGGCGGCAAGGCGATCACGCAGATCACCCAAGCCGGAACGGACCAGTCCGACACGCAAGCGCTGATCGATTTGCGCCAGACCGAACTGGATCTGGCCAATGACTTCACGCACTTTCGGCTGTCGGTCACGGTTGCTGCTGCCACGTCGGATCTGTACGCCGCCGTTCTCGGCTACGCGCCGATCTATGGCCCGGCTTCGGACTTCAACGCCAGCACCGTTGGCGAGGTCGTTTAAAGCTGCACCACCAACCCGGGGCCGGCCACGCTGCCGGCCCCTTTCTGGAGAGCATCATGCCAAAGCAGAAAGAGAAGTCGATCAAGTTCGTTCGGGGCTACAAGGTCCAGCACGCTGAAGGCACCCAGTATCAGGTCGATCAGGTCGTGAGCCTTCCCGAAGATTCGGCGAATCATTTCATCAACCGCGATGCGGCGGTCGAAGTGGAAGCCAACCAAGCCAGCAAGCCCACCAAGAAAACGGCGAGCAAGAAGGCCGCGAGCAAGAAGGCCGATTGATGATCAACGACGTCGTGAAGGTGCCGCCCAGCGCTGAGCCTGTTGATGTTAGCTGGATCAAACAGCACACCCGATTGGCCGCTGCCGTCACCGCGCACGACGACATTATTCGCGACCAGTACATGATGGCAGGCCGCGAAACCGTAGAGAACGACACCGGGCGGCTGTTTGTACAGCAGACCCGTGTGCTTTACCTTGATCGGTTTCCTGCAGCGATCAGCATCCCGCGTTCACCTGTTCGCGCGCTGGTCTCGCTGAAATATCTGGACCAGTCCAATGTCGAGCGAACCTTCGATCTGGACAATCTGGTTATTGACCAGTCCGGCGAGTGGTTCCGACTTGCCCTGGCTGACGATGCGCTCTGGCCTGTAACCGATGACGCCCCGGGCGCTGTTCGTGTGGAGTACCGCGCAGGCTATGCCGCACCGTTCACTGTTGATGATGCGACCGACACAATCACCGCGCCAAGCCACGACCATTCAGAAGGCGATTGTCTTCGCCCGATCACCTTTGGTGGAACGCTACCGGCTGGCCTAACGGCTCGTAATTACTTTGTTATAAACGCGGCAACCGACACGCTGCAGCTGGCCGAGACGCCGGGCGGATCTGCGGTTGATATCACTGACACTGGCGCTGGTGAATTCTTTCTAGTGGCCCCGGCTGGATACTCTGTGTATTCGCGCATGGTTCTGGCAATGGCCTTGGCCGCTGCCACCTGGTTCGAAAACCGCGAAGCCGTGAACGTTGGCAACATTACCAGCCGCATGCCTATGAGCTACGACGACCTGATTGCCGGACTGTCCCGCGTCGGTTTCTAATGCAGGTCTGCGTGCTGGCGTCCGGGCCTTCGATGTGCCAGTCCGATGCCGCGCGGGTCAGTGATTGGCGCAACGGCACCAACCGCCTGGCGATCGCGGTAAACAATACGTTTCTTCTGATGCCGATTGTTGATGCGATATTCGCAACCGACCGGCGGTGGTGGGGCCGGTATTACCCGCAAGCCAAAGCGACCGGCGCGCAGCTCTGGTGCCAGACGCCCAAACTATCGGACCAACTAAATATCAACGCAACTGAGTGGACATCAGACTCGGGCAACAGCGGCGAACGGGCGCTCAGGTTGGCTGCTGAGGGCTTTCAGGCTACCCGCATTATCTTGATTGGTTTCGATATGGAAGACAGCGCGCAGAAGCACTGGCACGGCCCGCACCCGAAAGGCTGGCCCAACCCAGAGCCGTCGCACTTCGTCCTGTGGCGCAACTGGATCGGCCGGCTGGTCGCTACGCACCCAAACATTGACTGGGTGAACGCCTCAAGACAAACCGCGCTGGAGTGCATCCCGCGCATTGATTTGGAGACTGCCCTGTGCCTGTCTTGATTACCGGATGCGCCCGATCAGGCACGAGCTTGACCGCCAGCATATTCAAGGCCCACGGGCTCGACCTTGGCACCGTGAACGGACTGTTTGAAAACACCTCCATTCGAGAACACCTTCTAAAACCGATGATCGAGCGGGCAGGCGGTGATCGGCTTGGGCAATCTCGCTTGCCGAGTATTGGCGTAAGCCCGCCCGTTTCGTCCCTGCGCGCGCGCGTTGAAAAGCATTTCACTGGGCCATGGGCCTACAAAGACGCCAAGCTGTCATTGGTCTGGCGCACCTGGGCTGATGCCTTCCCAGAAGCGAAATGGGTCATCGTTCGCCGATCAGTGGAATCAATCGCCAAGTCGTGCATGGATACGTCATTCATGCGGGCCTACCAGACGGAATCAGAGTGGCACGACTGGGCCCTTGCTTGCATCTGGCGTCTGCAGGATTTGCGCTGCTCGATGAAGTGCCCTGAAATTGACATGGATCAAGTCATGCGCGGCAACTTTGAAAGCATGCGCAAAGCGTTCGAGTATTGCGAAATCGAGTTTGAACAGCCGCTGGCTGAATCACTACTGGACCCGACGAAATGGCGACACTGAGCTCATTAGGCGCGATGCGTCACAGCATCAACGTGCAGGAATACACCGAGACTACGAACCCCCAAACCGGCGTGCGAACACGCAGTTGGTCCGACAAATACACCGACGTGCCGGCCGCTTATCGCGCTTTAACGTCACGCGAGCAACAGGCAGCATCGGCCAGAAACAGCGAGGTTTCGGTTGAGTTCGAGATGCACGCCGGACTGGCCATAACAGCAGCCAATCGTATTGTTTTCGAGGGCGACGTGTACGAGATCGAGCCGCCAACCTTGGACGAAACACGCCAGCGCCGAATGAAGATCAAAGCCGCCCGAGGCATGACCGATGGCTGATCGATCAGAAGTCAAAGGCCTCGCGGAACTGCTGAACACACTGAGCAAGCTGCCGGATCATGTGGCGCCCCAGGGCGGTGGGCCGATCAATAAAGCGCTATTCAAAGCCGCTGGCATCTGGCGCGATCAGGCGCAAGCCAATGCGGCGGGTTTGGGGCCAGGCAATCACGCGCGCAAAGGCTTTTCGATCGTTGGACGGCTGAAGGACAACATCCTTCGCCGGCGTGATCCTGAGCCAGAACGTGACGGCCACTACGCCCGAGTGAGTGTCGGATATGCCGCGCGGTTTTATTGGGGCGGCTTCGTCGAGAACGGCACCGAGAAACAGGCCGCGCAGCCCTTTCTTCGACCGACACTGGATCAGTCCGGCGATGAACCGATTAACGTTTTCGCGGCTGCTCTGTCGCGCGATATTGCAAGAATCACCAAGAGGCTGGCCAAGTGATACCGCCAATCTATGAATGGCTGAACGTCGCCGCCGTCAATGCGATTGCAGGGACGCGGCTGTACCCGTTCGGCGATGCCGGGGACAGCCCGGCCTATCCCTACGCCACTTGGTTTCTGCCTTCCAGCGGTGCCGAGAATTATATTTCAGAAGTTCCAACGATTGACCGTGATCGAGTACAGATCGACTGCTGGGCGCAAACGCCACAGGATGCTCTGGACCTGGCCACGGCTGTTCGCAACGTGATGGACGCTCGGGGCCATCAGCACGTTCGCATCGTTCACCCGATCGATCCCGACACCAAAAGCTATCGTGTGCAACTCGACTACACGGTCTGGCAGCCTCGCTAGAACCCGTAGTTCAACTCATTATTTCCCGCCGTTCTGGCGGTTTTTTTTAAAGGAGAACAATCATGTCGGAGCTTAAAACCCAGGGAACTCACCTGTTCCTGCTTGACGATGCCGACACCGGCAACGAAGTGCGAAAACTCGGCCAGATTACTGGCGGCACGGGTGTTGGTGGTGAAGCTGGAGAGATTGACGTCACAGACCTTGATTCTGAGGCAATGGAATACTTGACGGCACTCAAGGACAACGGCAGCCTATCGCTGAACGTCAACTGGGACCCGCAGAACCAAAGCCATCAGACGATCGATGCTCTGGTGGGCGGTGACAACAAGCGCATTCTGATCTGCTGTTCAGAGTCGGCGACTGATCCGAGCTTTACATCGGCATTTGTGCTTCCTACTGATCGCACGGTCCTGGACTTCACTGCTGGCATTCGCGCGTTTCAGAAGGACTTCACCACGAACGAAGTCTGGCGGGCCAGCATCACAATGCGTATCTCAGGCGACATCACCATCACCCCAGCGAGCTGATACCCATGAAACTTAATCAGTACATCAACCAAGCACGGGCAGACATTCTGCCCGTTTCTATCAAGGGCAACGAGATCGACGACGTGTACTTTCGCCGACTCTCAGCGGGCGAAGGATTGCAGCTCAAAGAAGCGTTTTCAGGATTGCTCAATACAGCCGGATCAGCAGCGGCAAGTATTGCCAAGGGTGACGCCGAAGAGGCGGGCGCTGAAGCTGCGGCCAAACTATCCCCCGCGCAGCTGAAGGCACTGTTCGAGTTTCAAGCGTTGTTCGCATTTCTGCACTTGGGAGTCAAAGACGGATCACGCGCCTACACCGACCGCAAGGCCTTCGACGATGAGGTGCCCGACGAGTTCGTTCAGGCGTTCTATCAGGCTGGCAGCGAGCACAAGCAGAAAACCGAGCCCAGCGCCAAGGAGGCCGAGGGAAACTCCTAGACTCCGAAGCGCTTCGTCTTTGTATGCGAGTGGCTGACCGTCATGGTCGGTCACTCTCTGAAGTGCTCTCGGAGTATCCCGACTGGGAAATGTCCTATTGGGCCAGCTACTACGCGCGCGAGCCTGACTCTGGCCGTCGTGTTGAATACATGCTTGCCCGTTTTCTGTCGACCTATCTATCAGCGCACAGCAAAAAAGGCCACCAGCCACCCAAGCCGGCTGATCTGGTTCTGCCTGACTGGTATCGCGAAAACCATCAACCCACTGCATCCCGTGACGACGTGAACATGCTTATTGAGCTGTTTTCAGAATCAGGCATTCCGGTCCGCGTGAACAAGAGGTAACACCGTGTCCACATCCCTTGGCCGTCTAGTTCTGGACATGGCAGCAAACGCTGCCGGATTCGAACGAGACATGCAGCAGATCAGCCGGTCTGCCAAGAAAGAGCTGAACAAGGTCAATCGTGAATTGTTCTTTGCTCAGCGCGACCTGGACGCCGCACGGGGCAAGGTCACAAAGCTGGCCACGGCATTTGGCGCGCTGAGCGGCGCAGGCCTGGCCATTGCGGGACGTGAGCTGCGCCGTTTCACGCAAGAGGCTGACGGGCTCGACAAGGTGTCCCGCACGGTCTCTCTGACCGTTGAGGAACTTCAAGAGCTTCGGTTTGCTGCAGAGCAGGCCGCGGGCGTTACCAGCCAAACGCTCGACATGGCCATGCAGAGATTTGCACGGCGCGTAGGCGAAGCCGCGAACGACACCGGTGAACTGAACACGATCGTCAAAGAGCTTGGCGTCGAGCTGCGCAATGCAGATGGCAGCCTGAAGTCGCAAACCGAACTACTGGGCATCTTC